GGACTTGGAGGAATATTTGGTGGTGGCATGATGGGTGGTGGAGGATATTTTGATCCAATAACAGGTTTAGGTACAGCAGGACCAAATTTCGGTTTAGCTAACGGAGGAATAGCCAGAGGAAGAAAAACTCATTTAGTTGGAGAGCGAGGACCAGAATTATTTACACCTGGAGTTAGTGGCACAATAACACCAAACCACGCACTTGGTGGATCAACAAATATTGTAGTGAACGTAGATGCTTCTGGTTCTTCTGTTGAAGGTGATGAACAACAAGGTAGAGAATTGGGTGTATTGATTTCTGCTGCTATACAATCAGAATTAATTAAGCAAAAAAGACCTGGAGGTTTATTAGGATAATGGCTACTTTCCCTGATATAAAACCAAGTTATAACTCTCAAAAAACTACGAGTTCACAAATTAACATAACCCAATTCAATGATGGTTACCAACATAGAATTAAATTTGGATTAAACACTAGACCTTATGTTTGGAACTTAACTTTTGATGTTAGTGAATCGGAATCAGACACCATAGAGGGATTTCTTGAGGCTAGATCAGATGATGGTGCTTCTTTTGATTGGCAACCTCCTGGTAGTGCTGTTGCTTACAAATGGATATGTCTTAAATGGACAAAAAGAATACCTTTTTTAAATAGAGCTAGTTTAAGCATGACATTCCAACAAGTGTTTGAACCTTAATGTCTACACCCGTATCAGAATTACAAAAGATAAATCCCAGTAGTATAGTTGAGCTTTTTCAACTTGAATTAAATACTGCTATTCATGGATCTAATACAAAATATTATTTTCATAATGGAACAAATAATAATGAAAATAGTAATGTTATTTTTGATAATATTGAATATACAAAAATGCCTATTGAAGCTGATGGCTTTGAATTTAACGGCAAACAATTACCAAGACCTCGTCTGACTATATCTAATATTTTAGGAACTTTTACAACAATACTTTTGACTTTACCTCAAGGATTAGAGGGAGCAAAAGTTACAAGAATAAGAACTTTAGAAAGATACATTGACAATACAAATTTTACTGGTGGGCAAATCTTGTTGGAGAATGGTTCAAATCTTTTATTAGAAGATGGAAATGCGATAGATATGGAATCAGGACTAAATCCTTTTGGTACACCAGATCCTACTGCTACATTTCCTAATGAAATTTATTATATTGATCGTAAAGTTACTGAAAATAGAGACATAATACAATTTGAGTTAACAGCAAGTTTTGATTTAGATGGAGTGAGATTGCCAAAACGTCAGGTTTTACCAGCAGATTTTCCTGGTGTGGGTACATTTTTTTCATAATGTGGCAAGATGATGCATTAGAACACGCAATAGAAGAAGATCCAAGAGAATCTTGTGGTCTTTTGTTAATTAAGAAAGGAAAAGAAGTATATTTTCCATGTAAAAATCTAGCTTTTGATCCAAAAGATCAATTTATTATTGATGCAGATGATTGGGTAAAAGCAGAAGATGAGGGAGAAATAATTGCTGTTGTTCACAGCCACCCTGTAACAAGTCCTAATCCAAGCGAAGCGGATAAAGTGGCCTGTGAAAAGTCAGATTTAAAATGGTGGATTATTCAGCCAAATTTAAAACAATGGGGGTATTGTGAGCCATGTGGTTATAAAGCACCTCTTATAGGAAGGCAATGGGTTTGGGGTGTTACTGATTGTTGGAGTTTATGTAGAGATTGGTATAAGGAAGAATTAGATATAGAACTTATAGATTGGATCAGACCACACTCATCAGAGGAATTTATAAAAAATCCAATGTTTAATGATTGTTTTGTTAAAACAGGATTTAGAGAATTGTTACCAGAGGAAGATTTAAGATATGGAGATTTATTATTAATGTCAATAGGTAGTAGCGGATTAAATCATATTGGTGTTTACTTAGGACAGCAAACAGTTTTACATCATTTACAAAATAGATTATCTAGTCGTGATCTATTAGATGAATGGCTGTTAAAATGTATAGGTAAAAGGATTCGTTATGCTGCGTAAAATTAAGCTATACGGAGAATTAGCAAAGTTTGTAGGTCAAAAGACTTTTGAAGCTGAAGTACATAGTGCTGCTCAAGCTATAAGATTTCTAGTGGTCAACTTTCCACAGTTAGAAAAACATATGGCAGATAGATATTATAAAGTTGCTGTTGATAACTGGGAACTAGAGGAAAAAGAATTACATTATCCAAATGGACAAGAAGATATAAAAATTATTCCTGTAGTTGGAGGAGAAGGTGGTAGAGGTGTAGGTAGATTTATTGTTGGAGCAGTATTAATAGGTGCTGCTATTGCTTTTCCTGGAGCTTCTTTGGGATTTGGCGGATTTACAAAAGTTGCTGGATATAGTGCATTTCAAGCTACAGTTGGAAATATTGGTATTGCTTTAGCTTTGACAGGTATTTCAGAAATGCTTACTCCTGTCCAAACAATTCCAGAAAGGGAGCAAGATCCTCGTTTGTCTTTTAATTTTAGTGGTATTCAAAATACAAGTCGTGCTGGAGTTGCTGTGCCTGTAATATATGGAACTACAATGGTTGGATCAGTAGTAATATCGGCTGGTATTGAAACTGCACAGGTAGAAGTATGAGTAAGGTTATAGGTTCTGGGGGAGGCGGTGGGAAAGGTGGTGGAGGTGGAGGTGGTACTCCTACTGAAGCTAAAGATAATCTTGATTCAAAACAATTTGCAAAAGTATTAGATCTTATAGGAGAAGGAGAAATAGGTGGTTTAGTTGATGGTGCAAAATCTATATTTTTAAACAACACACCTTTACAATCTGCCGATGGTAGTTTTAATTTCAAAGATGTAACTTTTGAAGCTAGAACTGGTACATCTAGTCAAACAAATATTCCAATAACAAAAAATGTAGAAACAACAAAATCAACAGGATTTTCTACAGTTACACAAGCTACACCTAGAGTCGTTCAAATAACAGACTCTACCGTTGATGCAGTTTCCCTAACAATTACTGTTCCATCTTTACAATCTTTAAGTGATAAAGGAGATATTTTTGGAACGCAAGTTCAATTAGAAATAGCTGTTCAATATAGTGGTGGATCATATTCAACTGTTGTTTCTGGTAATGCAGGAACTATTACAGGTAGAACTCCTGACACTTATCAAAGAGATTATTTAATAAATTTAAGTGGTGCTTTTCCTGTAAATATTAAAGTTACAAGAATAACTGCTGATAGTGCTTCCAGCAAATTAGCTAATGAAATTCAATTTAATAGCTATGTAGAAATTAAATACGATCAAAGAACATATCCTAACAGTGCCTTAGTGGGTTTAAAAGTTGACGCAGAGCAATTTACATCAATTCCTCAAAGAAAATATTTAGTAAAAGGAATAAAAGTAAAAATTCCTCATAATGCAACAGTAAGAGCAGATGGCAGTTTATCCTATGCAGGAATCTTTAATGGAACGCTTGGTGCTGCTCAATATACCAATGATCCAGCTTGGTGCTTATTCGATCTTTTAAGTTCCTCTAGGTACGGACTAGGTGCTCACTTAGAAGAATCAGAGTTAGATAAATTTAGTTTTTATGCTGCATCAGTTTATTGCTCGGAACAAATAGATGATGGAACTGGTACTGGTAATACAGAACCTAGATTTAGTTGCAATGTATCTCTACAAAATCAACAAGAAGCATACAACGTAATTAACCAAATGTGTTCAGTATTTAGGGCAATGCCTTTTTATGAGGCTGGTAATTTAACTATCACGCAAGATTCTCCAAAAGATACAAGTTATTTGTTTACTCTTGCAAATGTTTTAGAACCTGGCTTTAATTACTCAAACACAAGTCAAAAAGCAAGACCAACTGTAGTAGTCGCTAAATATTTAGATTTAGATTTGAGAGATATAAATTATGAAGAAGTTATTGATAATGCAAACCAAGCACGTTATGGATCAATAGTTAAAAATATTGATGCCTTTGCTTGTACAAGTAGAGGACAGGCAAATCGTTTGGCAAAGTGGTTACTCTATATGGCAAATGTAGAACGTGAAGTGGTGACATTTACCACCTCAGTTGATGCAGGAGTTATAGTAAGACCTGGACAGATTATAGAAATAGCTGATCCTGTAAAGAGTGGAGAGAGAAGAGGAGGTCGTATTCAAGCTGCTACTACAAACTCTGTAACAGTAGACGATACAACGGATTTAATTTTTTCAGTTGGATCTACCTTATCTGTAATATTGCCAGATGGTAGCGTTGAAGTTAAAACAGTAGCATCAATATCAGGCAGTGTTATTAACTTGGGTCAACATTTTTCAAGTGCTCCTAATGTAAATAGCGTTTGGATTTATCAAACAACAAACATTCTTACAAGCACTTGGAGAGTTTTAGAAGTTAAAGAACAAGACAGACTTAATTATGTAGTAACAGCTAGTGAGTATAACGCTGGGAAATACAATCATATTGAAAGTGGAATATCATTAACACCAAGAGATATTAGTGATCTAGATGTACCTCCTGCTGCTCCAACTGGTATTACAGCAGAAGAAGTTATTTATGAGAATACTGGTATTGCAAGAGTAAAAATTATTGTAAGTTGGACTACCTCTACCGATAATGTTTATGTCAGATGGAGATATGAACAGGGAAACTATACTTCTCGTTCCGTTGAAGGTGCTAAAAGTTATGAAATAACAGATACTATTGCTGGTAATTATACAATTGAAGTTTATAGCGTTAGTGCGTCTGGTTTACGATCTACATTACCCAACGCATTAAATCCATTTGTAGCTGTAGGAAAAACTGCTCTTCCATCAAATGTAAGCGGTGTAAGCCTACTACCAATAGATGAATCTAGTGCAATATTAAGCTGGAATCGTGCCACAGAACTTGACGTTTTATTAGGAGGAAAGACTTTAATCAGACATTCTTCCCTTACAACTGGAGCACAGTGGAAAGATTCTCAGGAAATTGTGGTTGCTGCTGCTGGAAACCAAACACAAAAAATAGTCCCTTTACTTTCTGGAACGTATCTAATTAAATTTGAGGACGATGGTGGACGAGAAAGTCCTGCACCTGGTTCAAGTGATAGTGATTGGAATAATACAAGAGTAACAACTAATCTTCCTGCTCCATCAGAAAGACTTGTTGTAGGAACTGTTGATGAACACACTCCAAACTTTACAGGCTCTAAAACTAATACAGTTTATGATTCTGCTTTAGATGCTTTAAAACTTACAGTTACAAGTAATGCAACAGCCACATCAGGAGAGTATATTTTTGCTAATTCTGTTGATTTAACACAACCTTATGATGTCAATTTAAGAAAAACTTTAAAAGCAAGTAATTTTATACTAAATAGTTTATGGGATTCAAGAACTGACTTGATTGACAGTTGGGGATATATTGATGCTGTTGGTGGTTTAACCGAAGCTACAAAATGTAATGCTGCTGTTTATGTACGATCCACAAATGATAATCCGTCTGGATCACCTACCTGGAGTGCCTATAAAGAATTTAGCAACGTATTAATTACAGGTAGAGCTTTTCAATTTAAAGCAATATTAACAAGTAATGACACAAACCAGAATATAGCGATTACTGAGTTAGGAGCTACACTAGAATTACAAGGAAGAACAGAATCTATATCGACTCCAGTAACAACTGGATCGTCACAATATACTGTATCTTTTGCAAATCCATTTAAACAAACTCCAACTGTTGTAGTGACTCCAACAAATCAACAAACAGGTGATTTCTTTGAACTTGCTAATATAAGTAGGACAGGATTTCAAGTCACATTTAAAAATGGAAGTTCAGCAGTTGCCAGGTCATTTGTATGGGCTGCATCAGGTTTTGGTAAGGAGGTAACATAAATGAGTAATGGACATGATTATGATATAGCTAATGCTGTAGGAGCAACTTTTAGAGCAGACTTAAATACTTGTCTTGGTGATATTCAATCATTAAATAGTGGTTCTGCTGATCCTTCTACAACTGTTGCTTACAAAATATGGGCAGATACAGCTAATAATTTATTAAAAATAAGAAATAGCTCAAATAACGGCTGGTTAACACTTGGAGATTTAACTGATGCTAATAATCTAGGACTTGCAACTAAAGCATCTCCTACTTTTACAGGCACAGTAACTTCCTCTGGTGATCTTGTTTTATCAGGTACAGGTTCTTTGCAGCTACCATCAGGAACTACTGCTCAAAGACCAACCCCTGCTACTGGAGATATAAGATTCAATACTACCCTTACACAATTTGAAGGTTATAACGGATCTGCATGGGGTGAAATTGCAAATGGAGTACCAGCAGGTTCAGTATTTTCATTTGCTACTACTACTCCTCCTTCGGGTTATTTAGAATGTAATGGTGCTGCTGTTAGTAGATCAACTTATGCAAGTTTATTTAGTGCAATATCAACAACATGGGGAGTAGGAGATGGATCATCAACATTTAACTTGCCCGATTTAAGAGGACAATTTGTTAGGGGTTGGGATAATAGTGCTGGTGTAGATAGTGGTAGATCATTTGCTTCTAGTCAAACAGATCAAAACAAACAACATACCCACTCCGTTACTGATCCAGGTCACCAACACAATACAAGTATTACTAATTCGGACGTATTCCCTGCTACTGGAGCAAAAACTATCAGCTATGGTGGTGCTGGTGGCTATCCAGCTACTACTTTTACAATGGATGATGCTACAACAGGAATATCTCTTGCCAATCAGGGTGGTACTGAGGTTCGTGTAAAAAACTACGCTTTAATGTATGTAATTAAATTCTAATTATGACAAACAAAAAAATATCAGAATTTACAGAACTTACCGCACCAGCTAGTACTGATGTGTTGCCAATAATTGATGTAAGTGGTGGAGGTACTGGATCAAACAATAAAATTACATACGCTAATTTACTAGGTAAAGCACCTGATGGATCTGCTTCTGCTCCAGCATTTAGTTTTAATTCAGATACAAACTCTGGAATAAGCGGAGGATCAGACACTTTAACATTTAGTACTGCTGGTGTAGGCAGAATGACAATAAGTTCTGCTGGTCTTGTAAATATTCCTGGTGATTTAACAGTTGGCGGAACGACAACCACAATAAACACTACCAATCTTGATGTTGAAGATAAAAATATTACTCTTGGCAAGGTTACGACACCATCTGATACAACTGCTGATGGAGGTGGATTAACGCTAAAAGGAGCTACAGATAAAACATTTAATTGGGTAAACGCCACAGATTCATGGACAAGTAGTGAACATATCTCTGTTTCTGGTCAAAAAGAATTTAGATATTTAGATTCTGATTCATCACATTATGTAGGTTTTAAATCTCCAGCTACAGTATCTTCTAATGTAGTTTGGACTTTACCTTCTGCTGACTCTTCTGTAAGTGGATATGTTTTATCAAGTAATGCTTCTGGAGTATTATCTTGGGTCGCTCCAGGACAAAACGCAGATCCTAACTTTACAGGCACATTAACTCTTACTGATGATGGCAATATAAGAGGATTTGCTTCTACTCATGCTACATATACTGGATCTGTAAAAACATTTACTGTTACTGTTGCAAGTAAGACAGCAGCCCATAGATATAACGGAAGTGGATCTGGTAACGGATATAAAATTGATGGTAAAGAAGCACCTTTTTTAACTCTTACACCAGGTCGTACTTATAAGTTTGACCAATCAGATGGCACTAATAGTGGACACCCTCTTCGTTTTTATTTAGAAGCAAATAAAACAACAGCATATACAACAAACGTAACAACAAGCGGAACTCCAGGCTCTAGTGGTGCATATACGCAAATTGTTATAGCAGATACCACTCCAATGGTAATTCATTACCAATGTTCATCTCATGCGTTGATGGGTAATGGTGTAGCAACAAACTCTGCAACAGCTACAGGAACTCTGTTATCTAGCTTGAGTGTTAGTGGAAATATGGATGTTACTGGCACATTTACTGTTAGTGACAATATCTTGATGACAGGGACAGGAGCTATTGATGTTGCTTCTGGTACGACTGCCCAAAGACCAGGATCTCCGTCTGGTGGTATGTTCAGATTTAATAGTCAGACATCAGAGTTCGAGGGATATAACGGAAGTTCTTGGGGTGAAATTGGTGGGGTTGCAGCTACAGGAACAGCAGATTTATTAGACATTGCCTCATCTTCTGGAACGGGTGGTGGGTCAGCTACATTTAATGGATCTGCTTACAGATTTAAGTTAGTTACTAAGGGGACAAGTACAGCAGTAACACCAAGTAATGCAGAGATCTTACGAGTCTCAATAAATGGTGTGATGCAACAACCCAATGATGGGTCTGGACAGGGAGACATGACAGATGGATATGTTGTTAGCGGTACAGATATTATCTTTGATGCTGCTCCTCCTAGCGGTGCTACATATTTCATCATTAATATGGGAGCTACGATTGCGATTGGAACTCCAGGTGACAATACAGTAACAAGTGCAAAAATCGTTGATGGAACTATTGTTGGAACGGATCTAGCTACTAATGTTGACCTTGCTGACAACCAAAAGGTTAGATTTGGAGCAGGGAATGATTTACAAATTTATCATAATGGCAATAATAGCTTCATAGTCGATAGTGGTACTGGTGATCTTTATATAAGAGGTGATAATAATTTATTTATACAAAGTGGAAGTGGTGAAAGCAAAATAAAAGCCACTACTGATGGAGCTGTAGAACTTTACCACAATGATGTTAAAAAATTTGAGACTACAAGTGCTGGAGCTACTGTTACAGGAACATTAACAGCTACAGCTTATGCTGGAGATGGATCGGGTCTTACAGGAGTTTCATCACAAGTTGCTGATGGTTGTATTACAGAAAACTCGCTAACAATTTCAAATAATTATACTATGACCACAAACAAGTCAGGAGTTAGTGCAGGGGATATAATAATTGCAAGTGGGGTAACAGTTACCATTCCGTCTGGTTCACGTTATGTTATTGTCTAGGGGGTAAATTATGCCAATAGTATTAAACGGATCAACTGGAAACATATCAGCCTCAAGCTTGACAGGTGTAACTACAGGTAAGGTTTTGCAATTACAGCAAGTACTTAAAACTGACGCATTTTCTACAAGTTCTACTTCTTTTGTAGATATAACTGGATTATCGGTAAATATAACACCTTCATCAAGTTCAAATAAAGTATTAGTTGATTTTGTTGTAGCTTGTGGAAATGATGCACAAACTCAAAATCGTTTTGAGTTAGTAAGAGAAGTTAGTAGTACAGTTACACCTATTAACCCAAATGCTATGGATTCATCAACTGCAATGTTTTATGTTGCAGCAAATAGTAATCTTGATAACTATACTAGGGCACAAGTTACATATAGATTTTTAGATTCACCTAATACAACTTCGCAAGTTAATTATAGAGTAAGAACTAAAATTTATAGTAGTAGTGTTACTCAATATGTAAATCGTGCTGCTTATAATTCAAACACTACAGGCTCTTCAGTTATTACAGCAATGGAGGTAGCAGCATGAGTAGGTTAATAACAAACGCAATACGATCCACTTCTGCTTCAGCAGATGCAATAACTTTTGATAACTCAGGTAAACCAGCGTTTCCTAATGGCGGTGCTGGTAGAATTCTTCAAGTAAAAAACGTAACTAAAACTGATACTTTTTCAGAAAATCTTGCCTCTGGTACTATAAGTTCTACTAATGTTCTTGAATTATCTTTTACAGCAGCAAGTACAAGTAATAGATTGCTTATTATTGTTGATATGAATATGTCTCATCAAGATACAAATGAAACATTAGGAATTGTCCTTCATGCAGATGGTTCTGTAATAACAGCAGCGACAGGTGATGCTTCAGGAAGTAGAACAAGAGTTACTTCTGCGGGTGCTATTGGTTACCCTAACAATGGTTTTGTTAATGTAGGCATGAATTATTACCATACGCCAACAAGTACAAGTGCAGTTAATTATCAAATAAGACAATATAACGGAGATTCTCAACAAAGATATGTGTATATAAACGCTTCTCAAGTTGATGGTGATTCTGCTGTATATCACAGACCAATATCATCTATGACAATTATGGAGGTAGCAGCATAATGGGATTAACTAAAGCACAAGCTGCTGGACTTGCTGATACTTCTGTTAGTGCAGGGAGTTATGGTTCGGCTACTGCAATACCAGCTATCACAGTTGATGCACAGGGTAGGATAACTGCTGCATCTACCAATGCAATATCAGCAGGTGGGGAGACAGATGGTATATTTCAGAATCCAATAGCAGCATCAGGAAATATTACGATTGGTAATAATAAAAATGGTTTAGCTGCTGGCCCTTTTTCGATGGCGACTTATACTTTAACTATACCTTCTGGATCGGTGTTCACCATAGTCTAATGCCAGTATCAATCAACGGAAACACAGGAGTAGTTACAGGTTTAGCGGTAGGTGGCTTACCTGATGGAACAGTAGATGCAGATACTTTAGCCTCAAATGCTGTAACTGCTGGAAAACTTGCAAGTGGAGTTGGCGGTAAAATTCTTCAAGTAAAACAAGCAGTAAAAACTGATACAGCTAGTCAAGGTGACACAAGTAATTCTTATGTTGATATTTCTGGATTGAGTGAAACTATAACTACCACAGGATCAAATAAGGTTTTTATTTCTTTTAATATAAATGGTGGTACTGAAGGGGGATATGCTTTTTTTGTACGAATTGCTAGGGTAACAAGCGGTACTACAACAGGGTTATGCGTTGGAGATGCTGCTAGTAATAGAGTTAGATGTACAACTGGAGGAAATTCTAACCATGCTGGTTGGGAATCTTTTTATCAGTCAGCAGAATTTTTAGATAGTCCTTCTGCTGGTACTCATACATATAAGATACAATGGTCAACTGGTACACCAGTTAGTCACTCTCCGACTATGTATATTAATAGGTCTTATACTGACAGTAACTATGCTTGGTTTGGAAGAGGTACTTCACAAATGACTATTATGGAGGTATCGGTATGAGTCAGATTAAGTTATTACATAGCGGTGGAAATGGAGTTATATTATCTGCACCCGATAGCAACCCTGCATCTGATCGTACTCTTAAATTACCAGGTGATGCTAATTCAACTGTTGATACTCTTAATAGAGCAGGTAATATTCTTCAAGTTGTACAAACAGTTAAAAAAGATAGTTTCTCATCTACATCATCATCATTTGTAGATATTACAGGGATGTCGGTTACAATTACACCTTCCTCTAGTTCAAGCAAAATTTTAGTACGATTTCATTTAGGTTGTTTCAATAATGGTAATAACACTTCTAGAGCTTTTGTTTCAATTTTAAGAGGTTCTACAAAAATATTTGATGGTGATGCTGATACAGGACATGAATGTACAATAGCAGTTTGCACTAGATCAAGTGATGATAATCATATACAGATTCCAGTATCAGGAGAGTTTTTAGATTCCCCTGCTACGACTTCAGCAACTACATATAAATTACAAGGAAGTGTTGGTAATGATGGTGGCACAATGACTTTAAATAGACCTAATGCACCTGACGCTCAAAGTGGAAATGCAGCAAGCACAATAACAGTTATGGAGGTAGCAGCATGACAGGGAAAATCAAACTTGTACATTCTGGTGGTAATGCGGTTTCTATAGCCGTACCAACATCAAACCCTTCTGCAAGTGAAGTTGAATTTAAACTCCCTCAAACTGATGGTTCAACTGGTCAGTTTATGAAAACTGATGGGTCGGGAAATTTATCATTTGCAACTGTGGCAACAGGTGTAGATGGAATAACAGAGGTAGATCAATGGTATGTAACATCAAATTTTACTGGAAGTGTAAATCCAATATCGAGTAATTTAGCAAGATATACAAGTGCTGGAGGTTATTTAGGAAGTGGAATGACGCAATCATCAGGCACTTTTACGTTCCCTAGTACTGGATTTTGGAAAATAGATGTTGAAGGTACAGTTACAAGAATAGAAGGTGGTCGTCAAAGCAGACATCAGGAAATTAATATTCTTGCGACTACTAACAATTCAAGCTATTCAACAATTTCACAAGCACAGGCTGGATATTTTGATAATTATGATGCTGGGTATAGGTATATTGGTTGTTTTTCTTCTGTTGTTTTTGATTGTACAGATACTTCAACTCATAAAGTAAGATTTCAAACAGTTGTACAAGATAATGATAGTCAAGGCTGTCGTTGGGATACACCTTATTTAAAAATGGCTTTTATTAAACTAGCGGACACTTAAAATGAATAGACCAAATCATATTGAAGATTATTTAGCAACTGTCAGAACAGGACAATGGTATGGGTTTAGTGACCCTTCAAATAAAATTTATGCAAATCTTATAGTGCATGATGGAGGTGCAAAACCAACTGAAGCTGATTGTACTAATGGATTAAAAGCATTACAAGATGCTTGGGATTTAGAGAATGATAGTTACAAATCTCAACGTAGAGAAGAATATCCAAGTATTGAAGAACAGCTTGATACCATTTATCATAGTGGTGTAGCTGGTTGGAAAACTACTATCAAAACTATCAAAGACAAGTACCCAAAACCTAGTTAATTATGGCCTTAGATCACGAAGCTATTTATGAAGCATACAAATCAGAAGCAAAACCTGTTGTTTCTATAGACGACTCTGCTGGAGCGTTTGACGCTGATGGTAATTCAGTAACATTAGACGATGCAAAAGTGGCAGCAGCCAGATCTGCATTAGACACAGCAGCAGCAGCGATTTTGTACAAGTCTCAAAGAACAGGTGCAGCAGGGACAACAGATACTATCTATCCAACGATAGGAGATCAGTTAGATATGCTTTACAAAGATATGTTAGCTGGCAAGCTTGATACAACAGGAACTTGGGCTACTGCAATCAAAGCTACTAAGGACAAATATCCCAAGCCATGACAAGTAGGTTAATTGTTAATAGTATTAGGCATACAGGAGCTTCTGCTGATGCTATAACTCTTGATAACTCTGGTAATGCTACGTTCTCTGCAAATGTAACGTGTTCTGGAACGGCTACAGGTTTTGCTAGTCGATTTCAACGCAACCTAATAATTAACGGAGCTATGCAAGTGGCTCAACGTGGTACGTCATCAACAACAAGTGGTTATTCAACTGTCGATAGATTCAAAACTGTTCATTCTGGTACAGATGAAGCACCTACTTATGCACAGG